TTGGCATAATCTACCCAATGAGTATTACAATTGTTATGAATATCCTCATTAGATACAATGATCTTTTCTAAATCAACTTTAGGAAGTTCAAAGTATGTACTTTCACGACCTTCTAGATTAGATAAATCTTTAAGTGCTTGTTCTAATGCATCAGCAGTTTCAACTTGTGGTTCTTCGTTTGTTGGTGATACTTCTTCTACAACAGGGCTACCAACATCCACCCTAGTATTATTATCATCGCTACCACTCCCGTTTTCCACAGAAGCATTAGTACCAGACTCATCAACGGTAGACTCACTATAATCACTGTCGTCAGAATTGCTATTCCCACCACCTTGAAGATCAATTCCAGAGTTTGATTCAATCTCTTCTTTTTGCTTGTTTTCAAGCTCTTGTTTGCAGAAATTATATAACGCTTCTGCTGCTGATAGGGTTTCAGTAAAGGTCTCGGCATTTGCAATTAAATCGATAATTTCCTTTTCAGGAGTTGAAAAAGATATATTAGTGAACGCACCAATCTTAAAATGTAGATTAGCCCGATCAGCAAGATTAAGGCTATTAATATCTTTACCATCTACTTCAAAGAAGTCACTGTTATTCAAATCATTATACCCTCTATAGAAGGTTTTTGCAATACCAGCATACTTACGCTTCATCAATTTCTCAACTCTAGCGTCCTCTGCAATATTTACAAAGTTTGGATTTATATCATATTCTTCCCACCACTCTTCATCAGGTGTATATAATGCATGACCCACTTCATGTCCTACAAGCATATCATAAACATAATCACTTGCTTTGTCCCAGACAGGAAGAGTTAGTACACGAGTCTGGACATTAAATTGTGCTGTTTCTACTCTCTTATGTTCTACAATCAAATCTTCAGTAGCAAGCAATTTTGCTAGTTGTCCTTTAACTTCTTGTTTAACGGTCATTGATTATTTGTGTTTGATATACCTATTATACTAAAAAAGCGTCCCTTGTGGGACGCTTGTAGACGCTTTATCAACTGTCTACGTCTTTGTCTTGCTTGTCGCAGCATTTGGGGCTTTAAGTGCCTTTTTTGTTCCTTCTTGGAATGATGCTGCCAGTTTGGAACTTTCATGGAGTGTCTCCAGTGCTTTAGTTACTTCAGGGGTTTCTTCCCATGACCACTCTTGATTGTGATTAGAATTCTTTTTTTCAATAGTATGAGTTTTAATGGTCATGGGCTTGCAAAGTCAAGTATATTTATTGTAGGAGACCATCCCATTTTTGTCAAGATTGATGTGTCAGCACATAAACTGTCTGGTTCACCTGGTGTATCATCCACAATAGGAAGATCACTTTTACCCATTTTCATGGCCAATTCTAGAACAGAATGATTTGTACCTGTTCCTATATCCAAGACACCTCTAAACTTATCTGGTATCAAATAGCAGATTGCTCTAGCAACATCATGGACATGAATCCAATCTCTTCTATGTCTTGTAAGATACTTTGCAGTATCATCCTGTAACATCCTATAAAGCATATCTTCTCTACTTCCCTCTTCTGCCCAAACATTAAAGAATCTCATACCCACACTATTAGGTGGTGCTTGTATCTCATTAACCTTTTTAGTAATAGCATAAGGATTCTGCCACCATCCATGAGCACCAGCAGAACTAGCATATAAGCATCGTATATTATGTCTTCTACAGTAATCAAATATAGGTTGAGACTTTACTACATTGTTCTCCCAGAACTTATCTGGATTTCTTATGCTATCTCTAAGAGCAGCATATGCAGCAAGATGTATAACAACATCATAGATTTTATCAGTTTTAAAATCACCAATATCATCTGGTTTATCTAAACCATCTACATCATAACCAATAGTGTTTAACAGTTCATAGACATGACTTCCTATAAACCCTTTGTGACCTGTAACTAAAATTTTCATTGAACCATCCTACTGAATCCTTTAACTTTATCAAATTTAATACAATTTTCAAACTTATCAATAAGTTCGGTTTTATGGGTGATAATAAAAATATTAGCACCTTTTATTATATATCGAACAATCTTTAAAAATTCATCCGTTCCAAAACCATCAAGAGAACTATCAAATACTTCATCCATGATTAATAGATTTGTATTAACAGAGTTCTTTGCTCTAGCAACTTCTCTCCATGTAAAGAGTAATGCTAAATCAATTCTCATCTTTTCACCTTCACTAAATGATGAGTATGAGAAGTCCTCATGAATCGGTGACTTTACCGTCTCATTAAACTCTTCATCTAATGTAAAATTGATATAGAAATCCATCAACTGAAGATAACGATTTACCTGTTGATTAATGAATGGAATATATCTTTTTATTATTTTGGTCTTTACACCATCATCTTTAAGTAGAGAATACGCAAAATCATAATACGTTATCTCTTCTCTCTTAGATGCTAATTCTTCGATAGTGTCTTGTAAACCTTTTTCTAACTCAGCTAACTTCTCATGTTCAATATTTCTATTTGCAAGTTGTTCGGTAAATCTCTGAATTTCCGATTCCAAATCCCTGATCTGTCGTTGGCAACCAGAGATGCGAGTATTGTTTTGAGAAATGTCATTATTGAGTTTAGAAATCTCCTTTGATAATTTGTTAAACTGACGTTCTCTATCCTTTTCTTTTTGAATTGCTTCAACTAGATCATTATATCCAGTTTGCAACTCCTTTGCTTTATTTTGAGAGTCAGCAATTCTATTTACACGAAACTCTTCTTCTATATTTTGTGTGCAAGTAGGACATACCGTATTATCTGTGAAAAACTTATGCTCTTTGGTAATCGTAGATACTTTCTGAGATATTTTACCTTTCAAATTGTTGAGTTTTACTAACTTTTCCCCTGATCCTGTAACACTTTCTTGCTCTTTAATTAGATCAGATATATCAGATTCTTTAAGTTGATTATGCTCCAAATGTGTATCAACTTCAACTGTTAATGTTTTTATTTTTCCTTGGGTACTATCAATATTATTCTTCCCTTGTGCTTCTAGTTCTTCAATAAAATTGCTTTGCATTCGTGATTTGTCTTTTATATTATCTTTCTTAAAAGAAAGAGTCTTAATCTGTTCTCTACGCTCTCTAAGAGAATCCTTTATAAATCCTCCCATCATAGAAAAAATACGAATATCTAAAAGATCTTCAATAACTTCCCTACGATTAGGTGCAGACAATTGCATAAAGGGTACAAAATTAGTACTACCTAGAATTACAATTTGAGTAAATGACTTATAATTTAATTTTAAAATATTCTGTTCTAGAAGTTTCTGATTATTCCTATCATCTGCTTCTTTATGAAGCGGATTTCCATTAACTTCAATATCAAATATGTTTGGTTTTATACCTCTACGAATTAAGTAATCTCTACTATTAACACTAAATTCAACCTCAACACAACAGTCCTTTTCATTTGTTGTATTGATTAGTTGTGATTTATTAATCTTACGAAATGGTTTATTAAACAGCACAAAAGTCAATGCATCAAGCATTGTTGACTTTCCTGCACCATTTGTACCAATGATCAAATTGGTACTATGATCTTGGAAATTTATCTGCGTCCAGTGATTACCAGTCGAAAGAAAATTTTTCCACTTAATCTTCTTGAAGGTTATCATGTTTTGGAGGTATCACGATGTCGTCAGGTGTAATCACTGCATACTTATAATTATACCTCTTACACGTATTAATTGCAAGCTCGTCCTCAACTTCTATAACATCCATATTCCTTTGATAATGATCATCATCATTTAACATTAAAGCATAACGAGTAGCATCATCTTCATCTTCAAATAAAAATAATACCTTATCCCCATCAGAATCTTGAACAGCATATGCCCCTTCATCTTTCTTATCTTTTAATGTTAAAAGAAACATTACTCTACTTCGCAAGCTTGTCGATAAAGATCTTGGAAGATACCCTTTATAATATTTTTATCTAAATCAAATTCAGATTCCTCAATATATCTATTCAAAATTGAAATAGTATTCTCTTCTTCATCTATATCAAAATCTTCATTTTCTTGAATATCAAAATTCTCAATTATTTTCAATTCCTGAACACCAACCGAATAAAGTTTATCAAGAAATTTTTCAAACATCTTAGGTTTAGTCTTTTTACGTACAATTACCTTGACAATTTTACTATTGTATTCAGTTGCATCAAACGTCTGATACGGGGTATCTTCATAATATACATTATAAAATAATTTATAAGGATTGTTAATTGGAGTATGGGTGAGGGTTTCCGTATCAAAAATATGAAATCCTCTAGGGTCATTCACATCATTCCAGAACATTTCATATGGATTACCCAAATAATATACCTTTCCATCACTAGAACGAGTATGAAAGTGTCCAGAAAATACTCTTTCAAATTTATCAAAGACACTAACATCCATACCAGTTTCCATCATATGTCCACGAGTAGCTCTAAAACCATTAACTTCAAGATGTCCCATAACAACTTTACTGGTAGTCTTTTTAAGTATTTCTAAACTAGAATCATAGTTTTCACTATTAATCCAAGGAAGCATCAGTATCTTCCTCTTTCCAACCTTAATCTCAGTTGCTTTAGAATAAAGTTTTATATTAGAATAATTTCTTAATAATAACTCTGGTGAGTTTACAAAATTGGTATTCTTATAATAACAATCATGATTACCTACAATAGCATGTACTTTATATTTCTTTAGTGGTTCAAATACAACTCGCTTTGACCATTCAAGACTTTGTAAATCAATAGACTTTCTACTATCGAATATATCTCCCATATGAATAACAGTTTCTATACCATACTCTTCTAAAGACGGAAAGAAGATATCATTATAGAACTTTTCAAAATAGTCATGAAGATGCTTAGAACCCTTTCTAGCACCGTAATGAGTATCTGTTATAATTGCTACTTTCATCTATTGGAAGTCTTATATTGAATATTATCTTTAATAGTATTGTATTCTGAACTAGCACCAGAAAGTGCAGTATCATCTACCACCATAACTTCATCAAATCCTGTCCGTTCAATTATCTTTGACTTAATATCCAATTGTTTCTTTTCCTTCTGTATCCTTCTAAGGAAAGCGTAATGGATAATTTGAGTAAAGTATGCAAATGGATTTCTAGACTTCTCTGGATCAAAGTTATGTATGTACTGTACGCAATTTTCAATACCATCAGAGATCATATCATCTCTAAACATATAATTCACAAAGTTTGGCTTATATGATAAGTGTGTAGCAATCTTTAAAAAACACTCACCAAGATAGTTTGTAATACGAGGTTTGGGTAGATCATTCTCCTTTGCGTGAGCAACCTTTTCCCTATAAACAATTAGTGCTTCTAACAGTTGTTTGTTATTTACGTAGTGTTCTGATTTCTTTTTAGGCATAGCATTGTTGTTCCCGTCTTAACATATAGGTATTATAGCATACTTCTTGGGCTTGACAAGTTATCAAATTATACTTAGAATACCTTTGTAAGGGTTGATGGGCAATATCTAGCTTTCTTTTGTATTACTACTTTTAAATATATCTTCTAGTTTCTTTCTGGCCGATTCTACGCTAGATAGATATCCCATATCACTAGAGACATTAACTTTTCCTTGAGTATTTGGTGTATTAAACCTTACTGTCTCACTTTGAGACTCCTCAATGTATTTGTTGTAAATAGAAATTATTTTTTCATCTCTACTTTCAGATATAGTAACGACCTTATCATATTTTAAAACAAAAATATCATCATCAGCTAATTCTAACCAGGATTTAACTTTAACATAAGATGCTCCACCAGGATGGTTAATCATATTCATAATTACAGGATTATGAAGAATAAGACTAGGATTCTGATCACCACTTTCTTCATCAACACAAGTCAATGCTAGGATTTCTTCCCCTGATATTAATTTAATTATAGCGTAGAACTCTTCTCCCATTAGTTTTTCAGTGGTATGTTAACTATATCATAATTAAATTTTTCTTCGTTGTAGACTTTAATTCTTTCTATAAGATGGTTTAATGTGTAATTTTTTCTGGATTTATAACGAATATCATCAGCAATGTCATATAAAGTTGCTTTGGATTTATTATCTCCTTTTCTTAAGACTCTTCCAATTGACTGGAGATTCCTAATTCTAGACTTAGACGGAGAAGCAAAAATGACGTTGTGAAGGTTTTTAATATTAATACCTGTGGAGAATGTTCCATAAGACGCTACAATAATCGCATTATTTTCTCTTTCAGTGATATCACGAACTTGTTCTCTATCCTGGGTATCTACACCACCATGCACAAAGAACACATGGCGATTATCACTTGTATTATTATTTATCATTTCATATAATGGTTGTCCATGTCCTTCTACTCTAGCATAAAGAATCAATGTATTTCCTTTAAGATCAAGTGCTAAGTTTTTAATAAAGTTATTTCTACGTGTGTGTCCAATAATATACTTAACTTCTTCTTCAAATGTTTCAAATTTATTCGGTGGGTGTTTCAATAGAAGTACATTGATATCCAGTTTCGCCAAATGCCCCTTCTTCATTAACTCATCAGTTTTTATGATCTTATAGGAAGGTCCAAACAATCCCTCAAGAACCCATTTATGTGTTTGGGTTCCATCAAGAGTTCCTGTAAATCCGTAACGATATTTTGCATCAGAAAGTTTTGTCATTATAGATATAAGTGATTTACTTTTGAACTGGTGAGCTTCATCCCCAATAACCACAGAGAATCTCTCAAAATATTTTCGGGGAAGTTTGTAGATTGATTGCCACGTAGTGATGATGACTTGAGAGTCTGTCTCTCTTTCTTTTCCAGCGTATATCTTGTGACAAAATGAGCCTACATTCCAGCCATAGTCTTCAAAGTCTTTATACATCTGCTCTACTAGCGAAGTCGTCGGAACAACTATCAGAATATTTTCTCCTTTCTCTACAAAATAGCGAGAAATCCCATATATCATTAGGGACTTTCCAGAAGCAGTTGGGGATATTAACAACTTTCTATTATACCTTAGAGCGTCGTATATTGCTTCAATCTGATAATCTCTAGGTTTATGTCTTGATATTCCTTTAACGTAATCTGTTACACCTTGCTTTGAAATCATTTCATTGACTTCAAATGGGGGACCGTAATGTTTATTATCTAAAAATTCGTAAGTATAATTATGATCTCTACAGAATTGTATAACTTTATCTAATAAACCAACATATATTTCTCCTTTCTGGGTATTAAACAGTCTTATCTTACCGTCCCAAAATTTTTTCTTATAAGCAGGTGAGAACTTTGCTCCAGGTACTTCAAAAGTAAACTGATCTGCTAATTCATAATATACATGAGGTTCTGCTTTCACACACAGAAATACCTCATTTTTCTTTATAATAACCAAGTGTGACATGAATCTGTCTCATATGGTTTTATTTATCATCCAAATCCAGACTGAAATTTATGCCATTCTATAGCATTTTTTATTTGATAAGTTCTATTACTTAGTGCTCTGATTATTTCTTCTAGGAATTTTAAAGTAGCATCATAATATCTTATCTTCATATCTATCTTACTAAGCTTCTCATCTGCTTCTAAATGCCTCTGTATTGCGTCTTTTTCTCTAACCTTATACGGAAATGGTTCTTCAGCATAAACTTCTGCTGGTGCTTTACCAGTATAGAAATTATATCGTTCTAGTTTTATTTTACTATGCTGTTCTCTTGCACGTTCACGCATTAAAGTAATAGTATTATAGATTGTATAATACTTTGCGTGTAATTGTGGTGTTTTTAACGACTCATCATGTAGGTTATCAGGGTCAATGACAGCATCTCGCTCCCACATCTCCTGAATTTTATCAAGATTCATAAGGGTGTTCTATGATCTGGCTTTACTATATTATACACAGTATACTTGAAAGATGCCTCTGCTGTAAAGTAGTTGATATCTGTTTCTGTTGAATCAAACTCTAAAGAAGTTATTGATGTTGGAAATAAATCACTAAATTTTACAATAGCCATTGTTTGGAAATTAGAATTTAATATTCTAAGAGATCCATCACTGAACTGTTCGTTCATATCTCTTTGACTTTCCTCATCAGTAGTCTTATCAGTAAACTGTTGAGGAGTTTCTGGAAAACCAAGACCAGTCAACCAATTATGAATAGACATATAATTTTCTAGATTTTCATCAACTAAAAATCTAAGAGAGAAATCACCATATTGTAATTTCTCACCAGGAATATCAATATCCTTTAAATAACCAGGTTGTATTATAGTTCCAAGTACTATCTCTGGTATTCTAGCAGAATTTGAAAAGAATGATGCTTTTGGGAATTTAGCTAAGTCAAATTTAAATCCTACTGGTGCAAGGAAATTCCTATTCTGTATCTGATTTACAAAGGCAGACATTTATTAGTTCCAAAGTTTCTGTACTTTTGCTTCAAGGTCAAGAATTTTAGCATGATCAGATGAGTCACTACCACCACCAGATGATTTAAGTGCTTTAACCGCTTTTTCAAGAGCATCAAGTCTATCATTAACTTCTTTCTGTGTCTTACCAGTAGGAGTTGGATGTGCTTGTGCTTCTAATGCTTTAAGTCTTGCTTCTACTTCTACATCATACTTAGACATAGATGCTCCAGTTGAAGAGACAGATGCTTTTCCTTTTGCCATTTTAATAACCTCAAAATATTCTATATGTTTTATTTAGACAAGAAAAAAGACCCTCCCGAAGGAGAGTCTTTATAAGTGAGAAGATATAAACTTCTAATCACATTAGGTTGTTAACACGTACTCTTCTGTAGTATGCGTTAGCGTTGGCGTTAAGAGCACCTGAACCTTGAGTAGTTCCTTGTGCGAATGGGTTTGCTACGATTCCGTAACGAGTCTTAAAGCCAATTTTTGGCTGGAAGGTGTTCTCACCAACTGCACGAACCATCTGTAGAGGAACGTAAGGGCAATAGAACAGACCAGCATCGTAAGGTGAAGAACCTTTGTATCCAGCAACGTAGTACTGAGAAGCAGCAACGTTAGCAGCATAAGGGTCGATGTATACCTTGAACTTACCGCCAAGTACACCAGCAAATGTATTGCCTGTGTCATCAACGTTAAGGTTAGCGTTAAGAGCAGGAGTATAATCCAATACACCAGCCATAGTTAGAGCACTTGCAACGTCTGCAGAGCAGAGGATTACATTACCCTTCCCACGACGAGTCTCTTGGGCGATTGCGTTAGCATCACGCTCAATTTGGAAGATTAGACCCTTGAATTTCTCAACTGACCACCTACCATTACTATCAACGTCTAGGTCGAAAGTACCAGCAGATGCTGTATTTGCTTGAGCACCAGACTTAGCAGTTCTGTAGATAGTTCTGATAACTTCACGGTTAATTTCAGCAAGAATCTCTGTAGAGAGAATATTTGCTAATTCCGCTTCAGCATTCAGACCATGAATTGCTTTCAAGTCTTGAGCGAGCTCTAGTGAGTACTCAGCTTTCAACGCACGAGACTTAGCGGTAACTGTGACCTTCTCGATTGAGAATGCCATCTGGTTGAAGTTATCACCAGAAGTACCTAAATCTTCAGCGTCGTCGGTACGCATACCTTGACCGACTGTGTACTGAGTTGCGGTCTGTGAACCCTCTGGGTTAAGAAGACCTGGGTTTGTTCCCTGTTGTAGGGTAGAACCGATACCAACTGAAGCACCAGTCATGCCGTTGGTAACGTCGAAGCCTTCATTCTGGCCAGAGAAGGCTGAATCTGCTTCGTCGAAGAATGCTTCAGTTCCACTGTTAGAAGTGTAACGTGAACGCATTGCGAA